TTTCTCTACTTATACGGGTCAGTTTATTACTGTTACTGGCATACCTAGTAGTGGTAAGTCTGACTTCGTTGACCAAATGGTTATAGGTTATAATTCTAAATACGGTTGGAAGACTGCTTATGCATCGCCAGAGAATACACCTACTTATTTACATGCTCATAAGCTGATGCGTAAAACATGGCAAGGAATGCCTGCTGTTGAGGATATTAAAACTGAAAAGTGGAATCAAGTAGCAGATCATGTTAATGATAACTATTTCTTTATTGATATGGAACGTTATACGTTAGATTCTGTATTACGTAAAGGGGCTGAGCTGGTTAAACGTAAAGGTATCAAATGTCTTGTTATAGATCCATTTAACAAGGTTAGAGATAACGACGCATCAGGCGATGTTAATGTGTATACATTAGAGTACTTAAGTAAGATTGAAATCTTTGCTAAAAAGTATGATGTATTAGTTATGGTTGTAGCTCACCCTACTAAAATGTATAAGGATGCAAAAGGTAATATTGAAGAACCTACTATGTACAACATTAAAGGCGGTGGAGAATGGTATGATGCTTCTTATCATGGGTTATTAGTTCACAGAAACTATGAAGATAAAACCGTTAAAGTTAAAGTTCTTAAATGTAAGTTTCAAAACTTAGGCGAGAATGGAGCAGAATGTCATTTCAAATGGGATCCGGCATCAGGTTGCTTTATACCTCATATAGCTACAGTTAGCGAAGGTTCTAAATTGCCATGGGAATAATTTAAAAAAAATATTATGACATTAAAAGAAAAAATTAGAAAGTTAAATTTATCAACGTGGATTTCTTCTGGAGATACTAAAAAGTTAGAAAAAACAGCGGAAGATTTTGCTATTGGATTTGCAGATTGGCTTATTAAAAGAGAAACAAAATATTTTGAATCGCTTAAAGAACTATTAGAAATCTATAAAAAAGAAAAAGGATTATTATAAATGGGCAGTGGCTCAAAGAAAAATAAAGGAGCAATTGAAATGGGTAATTATTCCTGTAAAGTAAGCGAACAAGAAGCTATGCTGTGGTGTATGAGAAATGGTATTTATATATCGCCGTTTGCTAAAAGTACAACAGAATGGTTTATAGTAATATCAATTAACGGAAAATCAAATCAAAGTCCAATTGCTTACGAAAAGAATGAAATCTGGAAACAGATGTATGTATATTTTTTATATTATTATAACAAACACCATAATATAATAATTAAGGAAGAAGTTAAAGTTGTAAAGAAAAATACGAGAAAAGAAAAAGTTATTGAATCTAACCCTAAATTATTTTAATATGATGAAAATAGATTATGAATTGCAATATAAACAAATCTTAAGGCATTGCTTAGAAAACGGAACAGAAAGAAACGATAGAACAGGGGTTGGTAGTAAATCTGTATTCAATATGGTTTTAAGTATAGATGTTTCAAAACATTTTCCAATTATAACCGGTAGAAAAATGTCACAAAAGATATTTGATACTGAATTTGATTGGTTTATGAATGGCGAAACAAATATAAAAAGATTCCAAGATGCTGGCGTAAAAATCTGGGATGCTTGGGCAGATGAAAATGGAGACTTAGGCCCCGTATATGGGCATCAAATGCGTAATTTTAACGATCAAAATATAGATCAAATGCGAAACTTAATAAAATCATTAAGGACCGAACAGGATAGCCGTAGACATATCATATCATTATGGAATCCTGCTCAACAAGATCAAATGGCATTGCCCCCTTGTTATTTATATTTCCAATTCTTTGTTGACAAAGGCAAACTTAATATGTTTGTTGTACAAAGATCAGGAGATTTATTTTTAGGCATACCTTATGATGTTGCATTATTCACAAAAATACTCTTGTATGTTGCTGAAGAAACTGGTTTAAAAGCAAATACATTAGACATTCAAATTGTCGATGCTCATATATATAATAACCAGCGCGAAGCGGTCCATGAATATTTAAAACAAAAAACATTTGAATTGCCAATATATAAATTTGGTGACAAATTACTAGAGTTAATTAATTATGAACATGGCTCAATAATAACAGCGACAGTAGCTGTGTAAATAAGAATTATGACAAAAACAATTTATTATTTGTATCATATTTTTGGTAAAAAAATAGGAGTTACACGTAATCTTAAAGATAGATTAACGATACAACAAGGGTATCAGACTGGAGAATATGAAGTGCTAGATTCAAGTGAAGATATAGATTATATATCGGATCAAGAATTAGCACTTCAACTTATCTACGGCTATAAAATAGATAGACAATCGTATAAGAATTTAATCAATAAAAACAAAAATCAAATGAAATTAAATGTAACAGAACAGACAACAACATTTCCGTGTCCTATTAATAAACTTAAGGGTAATTTGTTTGACAACTTAGGGGCAAGGTTAGATAATGACTTTGGTAATTGTACATTAACACCTGAAATAGCAGAATGGATTATGAAAAATGCTAATGTATCCATGTATAATCCCGATAGAACTTATGTGTATAATAAAGCATTATATGAGTTTGCTAAAAGCTTATCAGGTAATAAAGTTGAAAGTAAATCTAAATTTGATAGCAACGTATACGACTTGATTAGATTGTGGGCAGATGAAAGAGGTATTTATAAATCAGGCGATACAAAAACTCAGTATATTAAATTACAAGAAGAAGTTGGCGAATTAGCTAAAGCAATATTAAAAAGCGATCAAATTGAATTTGTTGACGCTATTGGTGATTGTGTTGTTGTATTAACTAATCTTGCAGCAATGAATGGATTGAAGATAGAAGATTGCATTAATTCTGCCTATACTGAAATCAAGAATCGTAAAGGCTCAATGCAAAACGGTACTTTTATGAAAGAAACACTATAATGAGAAAAAAAGAAATTGAGTTTAGAGATCCAGTTGTAGAGTCTGTTGTAGACAAGTTTATTGAGCGATCAAATGTAGGCTTTGCAAAGTATGGCAAAACATTACGAGATGATAAGTCAGATTTGTTTGCATGGGCTAATCATTTGCAAGAAGAGTTGATGGATGCTGTTTTGTATATGCAACGCTTAAAAGAAGAGTTACAAAATTTGCAAGAAGATGCTGCTATAAAAAAAATAGAAGTAAAATATGAATATGTGCAAGTATATCCTCAAACACAAAATACATGGAATGGTGATACATTAAGACCAACATGCAATGGCTAAACGAATAGTTAGAAAGAAAGGACCAGTGGTGGCAAAAAAGGTAATGTATGATGGCATTACCTTTGCTTCCGGACTTGAGAAGTATATGTATCAAGCTTTAAAAGAAGCAGGGATTGATTTTAAATACGAAGGTTACACGTATGAATTAGTCCCGGCTTTTATATTCCCTAATAATTGTGTTGAAAGACAATCTAATGGCAAGGGTGATTTTATAAATAGAGGTAATAAGAAAGTTTTAAATTTAAAGTATACGCCGGATTTTGTTGGCATAGACTTTATAATTGAAACAAAAGGTAGAGCTAATGATTCATTTCCGCTTAGATGGAAGCTATTTAAAAAATGGATGCACGATAACCAGGACTATAGAACATTGTATAAACCACAAAATCAACCAGAATGCAAAGAGACGATACACTTGATTCTATTAGAACGAAGCGAGAAGCAGCAAAAAGATACGCTGAAAGACAAATAGATAAATGGATTACTTGGTCCTTTACTATTAAAGGTAAAGTATCATGGAAAGAATTAATGGAAGTAATAGAAAAATATAACAAACTTAAATAATTAATATGAACAAAAAGAAAGCGGTTAACCAAGAAGAAAGAGAAAGTGGTTGGGAAATATCAGTAGGTGTATATCCTGGAATATTATTTGGTATTAGAACTTATGAATATGATAACTCAAAGCTTCATGTGCTATACATACCATTTATTGATTTTGCTTTAGAAATTTTTAATTAAAAAAATATGGGGTTATTCGATAAAAGATTAGAGTACAAGCCATTTGAATACCCTATCTACTACACTGAAGGTTGGCTAAAGCAAGCGCAAGCAATGTGGCTACATACTGAAATTAGTATGTCCGGAGATTTAAAAGACTGGAATGAAAAATTAAATGAAAAAGAAAAGAACCTAGTAGGAAATATTCTACTGGGTTTTGCTCAAACAGAATGCGCAGTTTCAGATTATTGGACACAAAAAGTGGTTGGTTGGTTTCCTAAACATGAGATACAGCAAATGGCTATGATGTTTGGATCACAAGAAACTATTCACGCTGTTGCCTACAGTTACTTAAATGAAACACTTGGGCTTGAAGATTACAAAGCTTTTTTACACGAGCCAGCAACGGCTGAAAGGTTTAACAACTTGGTTGGATATGAAGGCAACTCTCACGCTGGGATTGCTAAGTCTCTTGCTGTGTTTAGCGCCTTTGCTGAGGGTGTTAGTCTTTATTCTGCTTTTGCTGTATTATACTCTTTTCAATTAAGGAATTTACTTAAAGGTATTGGACAACAAATGAAATGGTCTGTTAGAGACGAATCGCTTCACAGTAAGATGGGCTGCCAATTATTTAGGCACATGTGCGAAGAAGATTCTACGTTATTAGAAGCTTGCAGAGAAGATATTATTACTGCCGCAGCTTTAATGGTTAAACTCGAGCATAGTTACATCGATAAGATGTTTGAGATGGGCGATATAGAAGGTATATCAGCTGAGGACTTAAAACACTTCTTAAGAAAGCGTACTAATGAAAAACTATTAGAGCTTGGTTATTTAGATCTTGGCAACTATTTTGCTTATGACGATGCTAAAGCTAAGAATCTAGATTGGTTCTACCATTTATCGGGCGGAGTAACACATACAGACTTCTTTGCTATTAGACCAACAGACTATAGCAAGTCAGGAGAGAATGAAGATTTTGCGGACATGTGGTAATTAAATTAAATAAAATGAGTGAAAAAATAAATGGCTGGGATCCTAATTGGATAAAAGGCGAAGATTATCCCGTGTGGGCTGATACGGACGTGTATAAGAAGACAATTGCTGGAGGATACTTATTATATTATGAGTCTCCAAAAGATGCTTATATGCGCGTCGCGTCAACTGTAGCAAAAAGATTGTATAAACCTGAATTAACAGATACTTTCTTTGAATATATATGGAATGGTTGGTTGTGTTTGGCTTCACCAGTATTATCAAATACAGGAACAGATAGAGGCTTACCAATTAGTTGTTTTGGTATTGATGTTGCAGATAGTATTCAAGATATTGGTACAAAAAATTTAGAGATGATGCTACTCGCTAAGCACGGCGGTGGAGTTGGTATCGGTATTAATCAAATTAGACCCGCTGGCGCAAAAATAACAGGTAATGGAACATCAGACGGAGTCGTCCCTTTTTGTAAAATCTATGATTCAACGATCCTCGCGACTAATCAAGGCTCGGTTAGAAGAGGAGCTGCTTCAGTTAATATCAACATTGAGCACCCTGACTTTGAAGAATGGCTTGAAATCCGCGAACCTAAAGGAGATGTTAACAGACAGTCGCTTAACTTACATCAATGCGCAATTGTTGGCGATAAGTTTATGCGTAAACTTGAACAAGGAGATGCTGTGGCTAGGGATAGATGGAGTAAACTTCTTAGAAAACGAAAAGCAACTGGAGAGCCGTATGTTATGTTTAAAGGAAATGTTAATAAAACGAATCCTCAAGCTTATAAAACAAACGGATTAAAAGTTCACATGACTAATATATGTAGCGAAATAACCCTACATACGGACGAAACGCATAGTTTTGTTTGTTGTTTATCATCATTAAATCTAGCAAAATATGAAGAATGGAAAGACACAAACCTCATATATGACGCTACCTGGTTCCTTGACGGAGTCATGGAAGAGTTTATACAAAGAGCTAAAGGATTACGAGGATTTGACAATGCAATTAGGTCCGCTACCAAAGGCAGAGCTCTCGGACTTGGAGTGCTTGGTTGGCATACATACTTGCAAGAAAAAGGATTGCCTTTTGAGGGATTGCTTGCACAGTACGAAACGAGAAAAATATTTAGCCAAATTAAAATTGAAAGCGAAAGAGCTAGTAAAGCACTCGCTGAAGTATATGGCGAGCCGTTATGGTGTGTTGGAACTGGTTTACGCAATACTCATCTTAGGGCTATTGCGCCAACGGTTAGTAATAGTAAGCTTAGTGGGAATGTTTCTTCTGGTATCGAACCTTGGGCAGCTAATGTATTTACGGAGCAAAGTGCGAAAGGAACTTTTATTAGAAAGAACCCAACTTTAGTTAAACTATTAAAAAAACATAAATTAAACACAGATGAAATTTGGACAAAAATATTGGCTGATGGAGGTTCTGTTCAAAATATTGACGAGCTCAATGATATTTTGCTTAATAACGACATCCCGGCTAAAGATGTTTTCAAAACGTTCAAGGAGATAAATCAATTAGAATTAGTCAATCAAGCTGGAATAAGACAACAGTATATTGATCAGAGCGTTAGTTTGAATATGGCATTTCCAAGTGAAGCTACTCCAAAGTGGATTAATAAAGTTCACATGGATGCATGGAAAAAAGGTATTAAAACTTTGTATTATATGCGAACAGAATCTGTATTGCGTGGTGACTTAGCCGCTAAAGCTATGGACGAAGGCTGTTTATCTTGCGAAGGGTAGTATGAAAGATATATATATAATAGACGATTTTTTACCAAAAGAATTGCTAGATCGCATTGAAGAAGACCAATCTATTTATGAAGAAGTTGTAACACCTGGAAAATCATTCTGGGTGAAACAACCTTCTAAAGATTTTATGAATTGGATATGCGATCGTATATCTGATATAGAAGGAACAACAGTATCTCCTATATTAGGATTCTTTAGAGAAGCTAAACAAGGACAAGATAATGATTGGAGGATACATAACGATTCTATAATAGAAGGCCAACAACCTGATAGAGCTATAGTATTATATGTATCGGAAGATAGCTATAGTGACTTAAACGGAACCGCTTTTTGGGAACATTATAAGTATGGTGAAAAGTTTGAGAATATTGTACCAGAAGAATATAACAGATTATTAACAGAAGATTCAAACGATAGAGATAAATGGAAATTAAAGTCCGTGGTAGGTCATAAGCAAAATAGATTGCTATCTTACCCATGTAATTATTTCCATAGTAAATACCCTAACGAATTTATAAATAGCAGAAAAGTATTTGTAATGTTTTATAAAACACAAAAATTATGAAAGAACAAACATTAATTGAAATGAAAAACAAAGTAGAAGCTCTAGTTAGAGTTCTACAACAAGTGATTGACGAACAGCAACATCTAACCGCATTAGCATCTGGCACAATGCAAGCATTAAAGCTTATGCCAGGTTACGAAGATGCAATTAAAGCCTTGACAGATAAAGCTAAAGAAGAAATTGAAAGTAGAGCAGTAGATCGTACCAGTGCGAAGGAGAATAATAACACTCTGTCTTAGACGAAAGAATAAATAGTTCAGCAACGAACCTACTGCAAATAAAAAAAGGGGCACTAATTAAAGTGCCCCTTTTTTATTCATGGATCGTTTAGGTATGGTGCCTATTATAAATTAACCCATTTTTCTTTTCTTTATTTTTTTCTCTCTTCTTTTTAACAAGTCCTCTTTTTTCAATCTACGTCTTTCTTCTCTCGGGAGACTTCTAATAGAATCTTTAGTTCTTTCTCTAGTTTCTTTAGCTTTTATTAATCCTTCTTCTTTTCTAATTTCTTTAGCTTTAGCTTCTATTTCCACATCACCTTTAGTTTCTTTAACGCCAAGGCTATAAGGATTAAAACCTAAGCCAATCATTACTCTTTGCCACGCTTCGTTTTGCGAATTCATTGCTTGAGATGCATTCTCTACTTTTGTAGCTAAACGATCTAATGGAACATTTGTACCAGCTTCAACAACTTTACCTGCTACAGAATACATAGGTCCTAAGTGAACTCTACCATCTTGCATTACTCCCCACCCTCTTTCTTTTATAAGATCTTTATCATATTTAGTTTGTTGCAATCCGCTATATAACTTTCTAAGTTTAGATCCAATAGGAGGAGATATATTAGCAGCCTCTAGTACGACTTTAGCATAATCAGCTTTAAAGTTTTTATCGCGCTCATCAAGGTATACTTTAGCCATGTTTTTTAAAGTAACAACAACTTTTCCAACAAATCCAGTACCGCTCAATATAGTATCTATAACTCCATTTGTTATATCAAATACTTTTTTGTCTTTTTCTTTTTCTAAAGCTTTTTTCTTTGCTTCATCTTCTTCATCATCAAGAAAACCAAATCCAACCGCAATTAAACCTTGTTGCAAAGCAGCAAACAACACGTTTTGAACACCTAAATAATAAATTATTTTAGCAACATTTGTTTTAGCATCACCTCTACCATTCTTTAAATCTAAGAAAGATTTTTTAACAATACGAGATTGTTGCATTGCTGTGTTCTGGAATGTTAATAATAATCTTCCAGCGCCACTTGCTTGTTGTTTAGATATGTCTCTAGGATCACCAGATTGCTGTGTTTCATCTGCTACCTTTGTAAAGTCACTCCATGCTTTAGTTTCCGCTTCTTGCTCGCTAAGTCCTTCGCTTAAATAGGTTTTTATTCTATTCCTGTAATACGGAGCTCCTCCTGAAGCAATAGCAAAGCTATCTGCTAATTGCGTTGGTGTATAACCTACTTTTAGTAAATAGGATATTACTGCATTAGCTTTGTTCGTACTGCTAGCTGCCGCATTAGCGACCTCGGCTGCCGCAACATCTTCTTTCAATCCACCTCTTCTTTCTTTAATTTTATCAGAATTCCAGATATAAGCAAAATCAGTCCAGTATTGTTTTTGATTTGCAAAAGCCATAGCTGCAGCAAAAGGATTGTTATCTCTTAAATTCAAGAAATTGACTGCTCCAATTAACTGCAAAGCAGCAGATCTTGTGTTCAAGAACATTATAGTTCCGGTAGAACCATTAACCCAATTAGCCCAACGACCTGTTTCTTTATCTTTTCCGTAACCTCTGTTTTTACCAGTTGTCATTCTCCAAAGAACATCTTCTATAGCTTCTCTAACATTTGTACCGTAAACAGCTTCTACCTTATTTATATTAGGGCCTACTAATCTGCCTTGCTCCCATTTGCCAAACATTAATTCAGCATTTTCAATAAACTCAGCAAGAAATTTCTTTCTACCTTCTCCCTCGGTAAGGTTATGTAAATCAGAAATAATAGTATTAGCATCCCAGAAATTCTCAGGTTTTACCCAGCCTTTTCCTTGTCTACCGGTAACAATTAATCCTTCTTTAAAAGCTTTTAATTCTGGATCAGCATTGACTAAGTCAGTTAGCTTTCTAGAATCGCGTTGTGATATACCTGGGATCTCCACGCCTTCTTCATTCCACATTGCAACACGAATTGCTTGATCGTATGTAAAGTCTCCATCTGGAGTCAACGATTCAATTGTTTTTTTAATGCCTGGAAATGTATCTGTCAATGCTTTGTAATCTTTCTTGATAGATTGTCTAGCTGCATCCATTAAATCATTACCATTCGCGTAGGGCTTCAGCAGGGCATCGTCAAAGAATTTTTTTTGTTCTTCGCCTAATGTTCCTTTGCCTATGAATTTATATAATAATAATTCGAAATCTGCTGCAGATGCAGGTACATAAAAATCAAATTTATTTTTGCTAGTTCCTCTTCTTCTAGCAACAATATCTGAAAACACTTTGAAGTCTTCCATTCCTGTGTTTTGTTCAATAATTTTATTGAATTCAGGCGATATTGTTTTACTAAATTTAATTTTTGCTTGCTGTATTTTTGATTTAACATCAAGCACGTCTAATGCATATTTAACTGCATTTACATTTGGCAAATGATCATCAGCAAAATAAAAGTCATTATAACCTTCAGCCGCTTTACCAGTGATCCAATCTGCTTTTGCTTGAGCTAAACTATTACCTAATCCTGTTATGTTTTTTAACGGTATATTTATATCTATAGAAGATAAAAACTCTTTAATAGGCAATGCTGAGTCAGCTGGCCTAGCGGTAAGTATAAAAAAGTTTTCTGGTCCAAATTTACCAATCATCTTTTTCATTTTACCAACCATTGGCCCCGGTTCACCTTCAACAACTTTACTAAACTCTGAAAAATCAAATATAGCTCCGCTTTCTAAAAGACTAGCTCCTTGCTTAGCAAATTCAGCACCGTTTAATTTACCTTTTGAGCCGTCAGGCATTGTGTATAGCACTTTACTCTTAGTCAACCCAATAGTATCGTCAAAATCAAAAACAGAAATACCTTTAGGGGTTTCATAACTTTTGGGCATCAAAGAGTTTGTTACTGCATCTTGGATTTTTTTGCTTTGTTTTATTTCTGAATTTTGCTTGTATCTTGTGAATAAGGCATTATTAGAAACAGCGTTATCAATATTATATTTTGATTTTTCTTTAAAGTCAATTAAAGCAGGGAACAATCTAATCCTTCCAGTATCGCCTCCTCTAACTAATCTAGCTGTTAATTTTACATTGCTTTCTAATAAAGGAACTCCTAAATTCAATGGATCTTTACCTAACGCAAATAATCCTTGTTTACCAATGTTAATATAATAAACATTTTTATTGTTATATAATTGCTCTATTATTCCTTGATCTGTAATTATAGAGACAGTTAAAGCTTTTTGAAAACCTTTATCACGCAAAAACGCATGCTGCGCTTTGTTCATTTTATAAGGCCAAGACTCTGTGTTAACTCCGATGCCTTCTGCTGCTTTTTTATATTCTTTGAAATTGGATATATTGGATTTTAATTTATCAATAAATTCTTTTGGCAATTCCAAACCTTTAGAAATGGTGAAATCATTATTATTTAAGTTAATATCTAATGTAACGCTACCCATTTGAGCTAAAGCATTCATTTTAACTTCAATGTTTAATTTATCATTGCCTAATTGTATATTAACATCGCCTTCTCCCGTAGAGTCAAATCCTTTTGCTTTTTTAGTTATAAGCTTTACCCCTTCAATTTTAAGTTTATTTAATTCTTTTAAAATTATATTTTCATAAGCAGTTCCTCTTGCTCCGGCTTTTATTTTTTGGAGTTTTGCAACAAAATCAATGTATTCTTCAAAAACATATTCTTTTACTTTATTCCTATCTTCTGAAGGCAATTTATCAAGTATATTGTTTACTTCTTCAGATTCTATGCCATAGTCTGACGATGCATGAAATAAATCCGCGGCCACTTCTCTAAATTTATCTTTAGATAAAGAAAACTTAACATTCCCTCTTTCGGATTGTCTAGCAATTTCAGTTGATATATTATCTATTAACTCAACACCTAGTCTTTCTTGATTTGCTTTAAAAGCCTCTGCGATGGGGCCGTCGTTCATTAAATCATCATTAACAATGTCAAAAGCAATTTCTTCTGCCATAGCTTTAGCCCAGGATTCTTTCCTGCCCCTTATTGGATTGCCGTCAGATTCTAATAATTGCCCAAGATAATCTGCATCAGAAACATTATTAGCTACGTTAGGTAATCTTCTAACCATTTCGGCTCCGGAAGTACGGCCCGCATTATCGGTTGTTGTTTTTTCTCTATCAATTTTCTTGCCAACCCAATCAGGATAATTAGTCCATTTGCCGTCAACTTGTTTTTGAATAGCTTGAGGTACGCCTCCTTTTCCGTCCGCTCCCATTAGGAAAGTAGTGGTCATGTTCTCTAGAAAATACTTTTTATTTTTTAAAGCAAAGCTTCTTAATTGATTGTCTTTTTTACCACCCATTGCGGTTTTAAGATCAATGTCTAATTGCTTACCCATTGCATCCCTAATCTCTGCTATTAAAGGTGTGACAGTTCTATTTAAAGATATAGGTGCGTCTATTCTAGTCTTAAGCGTTCTAATGTTAGTTAGTATCTTATTGGAGATAGTTTTTAACACATCTGGCTCAAGAACTTTTGATTCTAATGCATTTTTATACTTAGGCTTTTCAGCGGCCCTTTCAACCATGTTTTGGTCAGCGGTTTCTGTAGCCATTAATCCAACCTCCTCAGCAGCATCTTTATTAAATTGTTTATCTAGAACTCGTTTAGACGATGCAATTGCTCTTAAAGGTAAATTTTTATTTATATAAGCTGCCAAAGGAACTCCTTTGTTAGCGTCATAACTTCTAATTAAATCAAATAATCCCCCTGCTCCAGTCTCTACTTCATCTGTTAGTAATTCTCTATCAAATCCAGGAGCATCTCTTCGCTTGTCTACAATTTTTTTAGTAATAGGCTTAAACAAATCTATAATGTCCTGAGCTCCATTAACTCCTTTTGCTTCGTATATTTTCTGTACTTTATCAGATGCTATAGATCCTTTTTCATTTTTAATTATTTCCTTAACCTCGTCCTCTTCTGTTAAAATTTCCTTTTTAACAACTTCTACTTTCGGAGCGGTTTTTTCTTTTTCAATAGCTTTTTTAATCTTGCCTTGTATATTTTCAATTTGCTGATCAAAGTCGTCAGGATCATAATCAAATTCGTTTTCCTGTATTTCTTTTAATTGATTTTTTAAAATTTCAACTTGGGATAGCCCTTGACTTTTCTTTACTTCAGCTTTAGCGATCGCTCTTGCTGGAACATTGCCTTTTGCAATAGACCTTTTGTATGAACCTTCTTTTGCTAAAACCTTAAATGCTTTTGTAAATTGCCCCTTCTCAAAACTCTTATTATAATCCCTTACAAAATTAAAAACATCTTGACCTGTTTCAAATTTTACTTTGCTTAACCCATATTTTTGGAATACTCTACGTAAAATATCACCTATTTTATTGAAGAAAGTTTCATTGTATTTTATGTCGCCTTTTGTTAAAGATTCAGATAATAATGGCAATGTTTCTTCTAAATATTTACCCTCCGCTTTAGCAACAGATTCCTCTGCTTTCGATATTGTTTGATCGTATTTTTCTTGCGATATAACGCCTTTGCTAAGATAATCTTTTGCTTTTAATACTTTATTATCTAATTCCGTTTTTGTATTTTCGAAATCCGCTTTATAAGTATCGTATCGGCTTTTAAATTCTGTATTATTAAATTCTTCTGTGCCTATATAATTTTCAATATGATTATATAATTGTAATCCCATTTCCTTTTGCAAGACTGGATTATCTTTAACAGCTTTGTACACAAGTTTATGCAAGAATTCATGCTGGCCAGTTGTTACAACTTGATCCATACCGGCCGCTTCTTTATTTATAATTAAAGCTTCTTTACCATTTTCTAACGGTATAAATGCACCATAAGAATCGGCGATGTCTTCTATTGTATTATTGTCTAGCTTAGTATTTGCGGATAAATAGTTAATCACATCGTTAGCTGAGTTTAATTCAGGCATGTCAACTTCTTCTCCAAGTCCAATAGCTTTTATGGCTATATTAGTTTTTTCTATGTCTATAGCGGCATCTTTAGCGCGCAATTCGGCATTGTAAATATTAACGGCTTCTCTATTAATTTCATCATCATTGAAACTAGTTTTAGGATCATCGTTTAATTCAGCATTCGCGACTAATGTTTCGTTAGCTAATACTTTAATCCTGTCTTGTTCCGCTTGCTGTAGCTTTTTAAAATCATCATAAATATAGTTGCCTTCAATTATACTAGTTTTTCTGTTATATAATTCTTTAGCTTGTAATTTTAATTCTTCACCCATCGCTCGCTTAGTTTCAATAGGTAAATCGGAATTGTCGGCAATGTCTAAATACTTACTTTTTAAACCATCTAAATCAGTATTTATAGTATTTATTTCGCCTTTTATATTTTCAGGTAGTGCATTAATTTTTTCTAGACTGGCGCCAGCAATAGCTTTATTCTCATCTACAAGTCTATTAACTCGTGATGAAATTACTTTTTTATCTGAATCGTTTAGATATGGGCTAGATAATTGATTTGTAAGGCCGTTTATTTCTTTATTTACAGCTTTAACTTGGTTGTAATCCTTCAACTTCATATACCCTTTTGCAGCATATATCGGCACGGTGTTTGTTCCAGACATACCTGTTGCAATAATTCCCGAATTAGCTATTGCTCTATAATCTAATTCTTTTCTAATGCCAGAATTAATTTCATTTAATTGATTACCAAGTTCAACTCCACTTTCCTCGGCCACTTCGCCTAATATTCCAATTACTGGATTTTTTTCAATAGCTTTTTCTAAAGTGCCAATTAAGCCATTTGAAATTATTTTTGATCCAGTCTTAGTTCCTTTGTCGGTTAATATTTTTTGAACAATTCGTCCAGAAGCACCGGTAAAAAATTGGCCTAGGTATGCTTCAAGTAATCCAGAAACTGCTCCTGCGTTGGTTCTAGTTTGCACATCCATTTCAGGATTTGAAATTTTTAATTCTTCAGCTTTCGAAACAGCGGTTGAGCCAGCAATTCCAGCTAAAGCCGCGGCACTTCCTCCACTTAACATTGCTGCAATCATAATAGGAAGAGATTGAACAGTGCCACCGGCAACTAATTTAGCGGCTCCAAGATAATTGCCGTTTTCTATTGCAGTTAATGGGTCTACACCATTTTTATCACTATAATCTTTAATTATTTTATTAGATGCGTTTATTTTTTTCTGTAAAATTTCAGCAGGAACATTTTTTATCCCAAAAGTTTCCATTATTTTATCAGAATCATTACTATATTTTTTGCCTCCTACACTCTCGCTTATAGTATTGATAATTGGATCTGTAATATTTGAAGCAATAAAATTATAAGCATACTCAGGAGCTTTATAAAAAGATTGCGAAGTTGTTGAAACAACAGAATCAAAAGATTCTTTAAGATAATCTAAAAACCCTGGCTCTTCTTGTTTTTTTACTTGACCATCGTATTCGGTCGTAAGGCGTAAACCTTGCTTCGGTTTTTCAATGCTTACCGGCTTTGCTTTTTCTACTTTATCAACGGACGCCGGAGCGCTTCCAAAAACTTTATTTACGCCAGTTGGATCTTTTATATCAAATCCCGGTTGCTCCGATGAAGTATTTACCGATTTGGATGCCGTACTTTTTACTGCTGCAACTGCACTCTTTTTTACAGCAGGTTTTGGCTTTCCCGGCGCTTTGTCTTCTTTTCTTTTAATACCAAATTCATTAATATATGAATCTAAATCTAATCCTTTTTCTTTTGCTTTAGCAATTACATCTTCTTCTGAAAACTCTAATCCGTTATAAGTGTATATAGACATATTTTATTTTATTTTGTTATTAAGGTAATCCGTAACCTAAAAATTCTGCTGCTGCTTTATTTTTTGATCGTATTGGTGGAGAATCTAAATCCTCTTCATAACCACCACTAGACATTTTTACTTGACGTACCCAAGCATTTCCATCCCATATAATTCTAGTTTTGTTGTCAGCAGAATAAACAGGCGTACCATCTTTTTTGTTGGTTAATTTTTTTCTTTGCTTAGCAGCATTAGCTTCCAATTCGCTAAGCTCTAATTTTTTGTTAGCAGTTAATCCATCACCTGCACTAGAACCAGATTTTCCTACTTTAACAGGTTTCTCTAATGTTTTATTTAATTGCTTACCTCCCCAGTAAATGGTATTTCCATCTTTATCAAATGTTTTTTCCATTTCACTAGTCATGGTATTAAAAACTTCATTAGTTAAAAGCCCGGACAATAGTTCTTTTTGAACTCCAGGATCTTTACCTTTAAAATTTTTGTCGTAAAAACCCGGTTGCTGTTTTAAAGTATAATCTACTAATGCTCTAAGACTAGATTCTTTATCAACCCTCAAGTATGCCGATGCTTTTACATCTGATTGCTTTTTTATTTCTGCTTTAGCGTTTTCAGTATTAAACTTCTGAGCAAACTCTAATTTATATTTATCACCCTTGCCAGGCACATATACAGTTTCTGTAGTACCACTTAAATAACTAGGTATAATATCACCTTTATCGTCAAGCAAACCCTTTTTAGCAACTTTATGAAAATCGTCAATGTTTTCTACTTTCTGCAGAAATCCTCCGCCACCTTCTTTATCTGAACTTAAATATGAATCCGCGTTTATTATTAAATCATTAAAGCCTTGAGTAGCTCCTTTTCTTTTACCACTAATTTTTAAACTGAATGTACCCCCTTCGTCAATTATATCAACAGAGCTATTATCATAAGCATTAGTCATACCTCCAAGAATCTCAACTGCGCCTGTTCTTTGGTAAATTTCATTGTCGTCTTTACCATTAACAACATAACCACCTGATACGCCAACTGCAATTCCAGGAGCATTTTCTCTCCAGGTCGCAGTGTCCATAGCTACATTCTTACCAAAGTTTGCAGCTGTTGTCATAAATGTATCAGCATCACGTATTACTTTTAAATAATCGGTCCGTGTAGCTGGATCAGTTTCCATTGATAAAGCAATTTGAGCATCGGCTGCTCTTTGTATTTTATCTTGCAGTAATCCCCTTATTTTTTTATCTACTTCATTGCCTGAACTAGTGTTTTTAGTAGCCCAATCAGATAGCTTCTCGTTATAATATAGGTCCGTCTTATTCTTTTGATCTTGAAGCTTTTGAATAGTAAGCTTTTGTTCTTTTTCTTCTGCTCTTTTTCTATCACCTCTTCTTATTAAAGCTTCTGCAATAGAATTTGCAGCACTCGCAGCTCCGGCTGCTATTTTTTCAGCACCAGAATTAAGATTTATTATAGGCGGATTTTCGTAATATCCCATTGTTTATATTTTTTAATTAACTTTTATTAGAAATTATTACCCTATTCCTGCCGCTGCGATATTCCCAACACTACTCGCAATTGCTCCATAGGCAGCGCTTTGAGCCTGCTTAGCTGCAGCTTGATTAGCACTTGCTTGAGCAGATTGCCCTGACAATCTATTTAATTTTGAAATGTCTCTAGATTCTTGCTCTCCATATTGAAATTTAACTCCCTCAGTTTCTGCTTGTTGCATTCTTTGTCCTTCACTAAATTGCACACCTTGAACTCTTTGTGCTTCTGCTAATTTTGCTTGTTGCATTTCGGCTTGACCTTGCGCTTTCATCTTTTCATTATTAGCTTCCTGCTGTTCAATACTAGCAGAAACTCCTTTCTTACTTTGCAAAGCGGCTTGCGCTAAAGCGGTTGCTCCTCCAGCCCCTGAGCCAGTAGCTCTTAAGGTATCTAGAGTATTAGCTAAAGATATGTCGGCTTCTTCTATTTGCATTTCAGCAGCTTGTGTAGCTACACCCATATTTGCATAAGGATTATTTATCATGCCGCTAAGGTCTTTAGCAATTCCGCTAAGATCTTTTACATTTGCGTAAGGATTAGGTATAACTTGTCTATTTTTCTCTAATTGAGAAATTTCCCATTCTTTACGGGCAGCCTCGTTTCTAAAACCTTTTGCTGCTTGCTTTGATTGATTTGCCGATATTAAACCTCCGGCAATTGCGACCCCTGCGCCTATTGCTGCTACTACTGCCATATTATGCTATTTTTTTTGAAATTTCATAAGAAGGATTATCGTCTACCGTATATCCTAACTCTTTATGTATATTTAATAATCCTTTGTTTCTACCTACGCTTAATATTATTTTATATCCAGCAGATATTGCTACATTTTCTAACCCTTGAACTAAAAGCTTTAATGCTTCTACTCTATCGTCTGATCTATATTCAGGATCAGATACAATCCACTCTGTCCAAGCAACCTTGGCGTTCGTAAGGTACAAAAAACCAGAAGCTATAGCTTTACCATCTTTTTCAACCATTAATCCTCCTAAGCCGTCTAATGGCATTAGGTCTTTAGTTACTTCAGGCCAACCCCAGGCTTTCCACCATAGTTGCATTGTTTCCCAATCTGATTCTTGTAATGCTCTTATTTGTAATTCCATTTGATTTTATTTAATTTAATATACTGAGAAATCGTAATTTGTCGATGCAGCAAATAATTCTTTAGCTCCACCAGGTTCGGTGACATTGTCTATTGACATGTCTACCACAGCAAAATAACCTTTTATTCCAGACATTTCATTACCAAAAGATACTTCTCCTTGCGTTGGTACACTTTTGTTTACTAATGCTGCCATGTATTTATTTTCTTTTCTATCAAATCCAGCTCTGTTTATTGGGGGGATAAGATTTTGAGGGAATACGTTTCCGTAGTTATCATAAGCGCCTAATTCATAACTAAACACTGAAGGCGCGACGTACGTTATTACATCTGCAGGAAGATACTTAAAAGTGTTTAAAGTACCTGTAGTGTCTTGAGTTTGTATATAACTAGGGCTCAAATAATCCATACCCGTAAAGTCAGAAACAAAAGAATTAACCTGCCAACCATTAGAACCCTCGTAGCTTATTGTTTTAAAAATTTTAGCATTACTAGGGGCTTCGTTAAAAATAAACTGTATTGACGCATTGTATTCTACTCCATAAAATTTACATCTTGTGTTTGGCGTTTGATTATAATGTATCCATAAAGCCCCTTTATTTAAAGAGTAAAAGTTATTTTTTAGACTAAAGACGTGCGATGGTTTAAAAGTGTAAAAACTAGTAAATCCATTTGCGTCTTCGCTAAAACCTAATGTATTATATGTTTGTTTTGGATTAGTGCTAGATGTTTGAGTAGATATTGTGTATTGTTTATTGTGGGTATCCCATCCTCCAATTACATTACCGGGATCCTCCCATACAACTATATTACCAGGATCAGATTGAGCATTATCTATGCTGATAAACTCATCTCTGAAATAGTCAGTCATTCCATATTGTGATATTTCAGTTATACCATCTTGTGATAATCTTAAAACGGCATTCCTATATCTATCTGTAAAGTATTTTCGATAGCCATAAACAGCAAAACTTCCAGGATCTTTACTTATACCATAAGTTCCAGCATAAGCTTGAACCTGTCCAATAACAACATTTGACGACGTTAAAGTACCTGCTCCCTCTGCTGAATATATAGCGTCTTTATCAATTAAAGCTCTACTTATTTTATTTTCTTGGAACACTATTAAGTTAGTATCTTCAGCATATAATTTTTGAATAGAGCCATTTGCAGGGTCTAAACTTTTTGTTATTTCCTCGCCACTTGAAAATTGGTTTGTATTATTAATACCTGTTCTTGAATTAAATATACCTGAGTATATTAAAGAATTAGACCTAATAGAGGCTATATTATTTATGTCTACTATATAAGCTTTTACACCTAGGTCTACTGATAAGTTATTATAACCACCTCTTATCCTAGCTTCTTCAATATACCATTCTTTAGCTGGATTGTCAAAAACTTGAGATATAGGCCAACCTGTATTCTTGTTATTAATAATAGTTGGTATCCCAAAAGAGCCTCCCCATATTGGGTTATTAACCGTTTCTGGGAATACTTTTTTAAGTAAGAATGTATTAAAATATTTTATTTCTACTACTGCCGCCATACTTTTATTATCACTTGTTTATAAAGGTCTTTACTGTTTTGCTTTTATTCATTTAATGTATCAAAATACCCGCATCCGTCGCCACTATACATTGCAACAAAAAAGTCATACGAATAAGTTCCCGCGGGAATAGAAACATAAGGGCTATAGACGTCTTGCCCTCCTGCCGCTGTTGCTTCTAAAATTATCTGTGGGCCAGAATGAATTGGTGTAAGCGTTAAATTTACAATGCCCTCATCTGTACCGGCAAATGGAAGACATCGCACTCTAATAAACCAACCACTACCTACCACTACCATTGAGTCTTCTATGTGTTCTGCGCCTCCTGGATTAGGTATGCAATTTGTTCTAGAAGATGGCGTAACAGACTGACTAGCCGGATATATTACCGTTATATTTCTAGAGTTTAATAAGTTTCCGGCATCAAATAAGTTAACTGTTAATAAGTAAGTTCCTGAAGCTGTTCCGCTTAAATCTCGCAGAAGTCCTAATGGAGTAATAGTGAATAAAGCCGACGGTGTTTCATCTTGGTTAGTAACAGTCCATCTTAGATTATCTGTACTTCTTCCTCCAGCAATGTTAGACCCGTTTACTCCATTAAAATCATATACATCTACTTCCCCTATTTCTTTATTAAAAGTAGTTTCCGATGCGGCAATTACAGGCGGTTCATTTGTTAAAAGCCCTGTTCTTACAAAAGTTTTAAAAGTAGAACCTATAGTTGCTTTTATAGTAAAAATATAAGATTCGGCATTTACAGCATTGGTACCATAGTAAAAATAAGCACTAGGACTTGTTTTAATTTCATATCTATCTGCATCTCCTGGTATCACGGTTTTTACTATATAGAACTTACCTGTTACATCAACATTTGTTAGGGTATAAACAGACTCCAAAAAAACATCGGTTGGATCTACATCATTACCTATTATGTTTACAAAATAAAAACCGCTATCTAGTGTAACAATAGTGTCTGGATTTGCCGCTTCTGATAACTCAAATTCCCAATTCAATAAATTATTAATATTGTCTTCGCCAGTGCCTAATTGTATTGCTGTATTTAATTCGCTTATTAATCCAGCCGTGGATGTTTCCCAATATATATCTATTCTAGATTCTGTTGGTTTTGTTTCATATACGGCTAGGTTTATTACGTCTGAAGTTGATATGACACCTAACTTTTCAACAGTTGAAATCCTTGCTATTAATGGATCAGAGTTTATTTGGTAAAACTGCTCAAAACCTAACGGCACAGTAGCAGGAGGAGTTACTGTTGGAAAAACTCCGTCAGGATAAAATAAAGACGAAGCAGTTGCTATAGTGCTTGCGAAAGCGTAAGTGTTACCTGGATCAACTTGATTATTATTATAAGCAGTTGTATTGTTGTCAACCCTAGGATATAAAATAACACTGCTTCTAAATTGCTTTTGGGCAGGGCCAACTTCCGTCAAGTCTCTAGGTATTTTATTTATATTGTCGTTAATTAAAACCGTATGAGATGTTTTACCTAATTCTAAAGTTTGGTCAGTAGGATATGCAGCCATAATGCCAGGTAGGTAAACATTATAATAATCTTGCTCTATTTGCTTAACAACTATTTTATAAGAATACCAACCAACAGGATTGTAATTTACGCTATTTATATCACCATTATATAAACCAGGCCATTTTGTATTTGCGTTTGGTTCTGCTGGGGATATTTCATTGTTAAACAATATTTTTAAAGAATTTCCAGGATAAGTGGACGGTAAAATATCATCAACTCCGTAGTAAGGCACGTATAAAGAAGAAGCTCCGAAAGCTGACCCACTTACTGTTTCACCTACTATTAAATCAGATAATATCACACCTGACTGTCTTCCAAACTTATCGCAAAGAATAACGCCTACTTGATAATTCCTATTTTCTTTAACTGAGTGATTAGGGTACTCTATTCTACTAACACCTTGATTTTCTCCAAACCCAAATGGTAATTTAGCACTAGCTCCGACATTGTAATCTAAATATTTTGGATATGAATATTTATCTTGATAATTTCCATATATTACTCTATTACCAGCAACTTCTTGACTCATAGCTTTCACTGGTGTAATATCATTAACACGTATTACATCACGTTCAGGAAGTGTTTTAAAAGGCTTTTTAGATTGATAATTATATACATAAACTTCTTCAGTACTATTCCAAAAATTCGGGTCCTCTACGGTGCCAGGTGATGTTGGTATAGAATCAACAACACTAACTATAATTGAATCTGCTTCTTTATATAATATTTCTATTTCAACTATTTTACATAAGGATTTAACCTCGTTGGCAGGCGAAGGCAATGCTATTTGCAAAAGTATATTATTTACTTTATTCTGCATAAAACTTACTATAGTACTTCTATAAGCACTCTCTTCGTCATTAACAGCTGGGCTTGCTGCATTATATAGAAAGTATCCATCTTGCTTTGGTATATATGCTATTTGGGTAAATGGACCCATTATGGAGTACTCATTATCCTCAAATTTATATCTGTAACTAAATCTAGCATATCTACTTTCTAGATACGCTGGATCTCCAGGGTAATCATTTATTAAATATGGATTAGGATTAGAGTAAGGTAAAGTTGTAGTTGAATTTGGCAAATACAAGCTAACAACATCGTACATTGTAGTTTCGTATTGCTTTAAATCCAACGACGTTACACTACCTGTTGTAAAAATTTCATCAGAAGATACAACAAACGAAACTACGTTAAGGCCGGCTGTTGTTATACTTGTAACTACTCCACTAGTAAAAGAAGAAGTTCCAGGAGTTGCGTATATAGTCATGCCTACAGTTAATAAACTTGAAGCAAATACAGGTGACGGAGTAATTATAGCGGTATAAGGACCTGTTCCAGACACTGTGCTAACTGTTCCTGAAGTCAAAAGCGGTATATTGAAGTCAGAATATTTAAACAATTCTGGCGTATACAATGGGCTTAACTTCGCAACAGAAATTTGCTCTTCATTTATATAATAAGCAGTATTCTCTGAAGCGTTCTTTATGTTTATTTTTCTAGGTTGATTTCTATTGTCGGTCCAAAACAATAAATCCTCTATTAAGTTTATTCCATATATAGGAGATTGAGTAGAAAAGTTTAAAAAAGCACCACTAGCTAACAATATAGGGTTTGTTGAATATGGAGGCGCAGCTAACTGCGTATTATTGTAAACGTATATATAGTTTCTAGCAGTTGGGCTATAAATTGCCCCACTATAATTAGTTAAGAAAACATATATATCATTATTAGAATCATCCGCTAAAACTCCTATGCATTCAAGTGTTGGAGTAAAATCCGCTCCGCCGTTTAAAGTTGCTTTAACTACGTTATAAAAATCAACAGCTAAATTATTGCCTAAAACGTTTTGCAGTGTTCCTACGTCTGATCCTTCAGATCTATTTATTTGTAGATTTATTGCATTACGATATTCATTGTTAGGCATTAATCTATCATCTATGTCCTTGTTCATTTTTGAACCAAGAAAATTATTTTTAATTTCTGGCATATAGTTAATGTTTAATCCATTTTGATTGACCTCTTAATACTTGGGTTATTTCTTCAAGTTTTATATTAGACAATCTTATTTTAGCGTTTCTTAATTTAGCGAATCTTTCTTGTTTTAATCTTTGTACCAAATACTCAGGCTGATTTGCTCGTGTGGATATAACAGCGTGTAAAATATGAGCATACATTGCTTCTTCAGCTAGTTTAGGTACTTTAGTATCCAAATCGTAAGCAAGTCCATCTGAAATATATTCTAAGACTATTAATCTATCTATTAAATCACTACTAAAAGAGATCTTACCTTCTCTGTCATTCATAGTGAAGTACCCATTAATATTCGCGTATTGCGGATCCATTCCATATCTTCTACCATAAGCAGCGCTTTGTAACCACATATCGCCATTATACCAATCGCCAACAAAGTTTCCAGAATCAAAAAATATTTGACCTGAATTATTTCTTTTCCATCTTTCTTCCGTTATCGATGTTCCTTCTATATTGTCATTGAAATTATCCTGAGTTGGCACACCTTCAGTATCTTGGATTGGATTTTCGTATGTACTTACTGTAAGATTATTTGTTGGGTATAATGGATGTTTTACGCCATGGTGATCTATCCTGGATATTTTGGTATAATTAACGTAGTCTTGTGGTAATACCACAGTTAAATTATAAGGAACTGTTAATTCTTGAGATTTAATACTTCTTAAAGTATCATAACTAAATTCCTGCATACCGCGTTTGGCATGGAATATAAGATCTGTTTTCTTAGCAGAACTAATTAATTTGCCATTCCCTACGTAAGCAATCATAAAGTTGTCAACTATATCGTTTAAAGATATATAGGCATAAGAGCCATAGTTTTCTTCAACAGCATTGCCATAAGCAAAACTATTTGGATCACTAACGTCTCCATAATTCCCACCCACTAATGATTTTAATTGCACAACTACATAGGTTCCATTAGCTAACACAGCAGTGGTGACTATTGAATTTCCTTGTACAACGTATGCACTAATATACTCATTAAAAGAACCAGGAAAACCTGTGCTGCTAGTGTATAATTTAAAATTATTTAAAGGATAGTTCTCGTTATTAGGATCATAACTTCTGAACACCAGATTAGTATTAAAAGTAGTTAAGAAAGTTTGATTTGTGCCATCAGCTATAAACCCCTGCGCTCCTTCGTAGTATTGTCTATTAGTTTCGGTTATTAAACCATTGTTGGGTGTTGGCATGTCTTATTTAGCTTTTTGAGTTTACTTCTTCTGATTGTACTTGTTGTGCAGCGGCTTGTACGATTTGAGGATCTTTTATTATTATACCAGCATAAACTAGTATTTTAATAATCAATTTTGTTTGCTCTGATTCATGGAGCTCAAAATTTCTTGATCCTATAGTCGGCGTTGGTACTGGATTGTAAGGGAGAGCGTCGTAAATATACTGCCCCCTGGAACCAATAGTAAAACCCCATACAGGATCTAACGGCTTTCTAATATAATTAGCTATTATAGATGTATTTCCAGTTATAGAACTAGGTGCTACTACTACTCTATTAGACTCTCTAAAAAAAGTTGGGTTTACTGTCGTTGACGCAGTTAGTCTTGAATTTTGTATATAATAAAATTCATATTTTTGTAGTTCTTCTAATGGCCCTATTTGTTGATCATATACATTTTTATAAGCTAATGTGCCAAGTCTGTAAAGAGATGTTACATTTCCATATAAATCTGTTGTTGGTAATGTAAAATAACTGCCAGCGTTATTGGCAACATAAGTGCACAGTCCTGTAGTTTTAAATATAGACATCTTTTGATCAACATCAACTACTCTATCCGAATATTCGTAATCACTTTGAGGAGCTCTTAATTGTTGATTTAAGTCGTCAAAATATTGTTCAAATATTTCTAATTG